AGACGGCGTCCGGTGCAGATTCAATTGCCGCATTGTTTAAACCCGCAGCGGCGGTGTCTGAAACGGCCACGGGGTCTGATTCCGTTTCTGGAGTAGTTGAGATCTACGGGGCGGTAGCGGAGACTGCCACCGGATCAGATGTGGTTTCTGCCTCTGCGGAACTCAACAGTGCCGTCAACAATACGGCGTCAGGGTCTGATGCGATTAGTGCAAACCCTGAGTATGGGGCAGCGGTCAGCGAAACTGCCACGGGTTTGGATGCCATCTTGGCGCTGTTCAACCCGAACTCAAACATCAGCGAGACGGCGTCTGGTGCAGATACGACGGCTGCGGCGTTTGCGTTCTACAGCAGTGTGGATGAGACGGCCACCGGGGCAGACACGGTCAGCGGGCAGTTGGAACTTGGCGCGTCGGTGGCAGAGACGGCCACGGGAGCGGAGCAGGTTTCTGCCTCCCTTGAGTTAAATCCGGTTGTTCTGGAAACCGCAACGGGGTCAGAAACTGCAACGGCGGAGGCCAGATTCTTCGCCTCGATTTCAGAATTGGCAACGGGAACTGACGAGATTGCGGCTCGCAGGCTCTGGGAAATTATTGATGACACGCAGACGGCTAATTGGCAGAATATCAATGATGCCCAAAATGCCGGCTGGACGACCATAACCAACACCCAATCGGCAAACTGGACAACCATTCCGACGACATAGGAGCATTAAATGCCCACCACCTATACCTCCCTCCTCGGGTTTGCCCTTCCGGCAACCGGGGAACTCAATGGAACTTGGGGCGACACGGTAAACGACTACATCACAAAGTATGTGGACGCATCCGTGGCCGGCGCTCAGACCATCAGCGGGAGCCAGACTGCGGTAACCCTGTCCACGACCACAGGTTCGACTTTGAGCCAAGCCGGTTCGGGGTCTACGGGTTCAGCCCAATACATGATCATCAACTGCACCGGCAACCCGGCAAGCATGTTGACGGTTACGGCTCCGGCAACAAGCAAGGTTTATGTGGTCATCAATGCCACATCGACCAATCAGGATGTGAAGATTGTTGGAGCAGGCCCGACCACTGGGGTGACTTTGTCCTCGGGGGAAAAGGCGCTTGTGGCATGGAATGGCAGCGACTTCATCAAAATCACATCAAGTGGGGTTTTGGCGGTTGCCAACGGCGGAACGGGGCAATCGTCCTACACCAACGGTCAATTGCTGATTGGTAACACCACTGGCAACACTTTGACAAAAGCGACCCTGACCGCAGGCACCGGGATCACAATCACCAACGGCACAGGGTCAATCACAATCGCCGCCTCTTCCACCACCTCCATCGGCCTTGTCAGGGCCATCGCAACCAACTGCATTCTTCCTTAAGGAGCAATCATGCCCGCAAATACCTCTCCGATTTATTCGATCACTGGGGCGACCGATTCAGTCGCCGCAAACAATTCTGGACTGATTGTTGGCCCAACCGCCAACACGGCTCAGGATGGCTCAGGAACGCTGTACAAGTTGTTCACGGCTGGAGCCAACGGTTCGTACATCCAGAAAATCCGGTTCCGTCCGGTGGGTTCTCCCGCTGCCACGGTTTGCCGGGTGTTCATCTCCACCAGCACCACGACCAACGCAACCAACACTTGGCTGTATGACGAAATCACCCTGCCTGCGGTGACGTTGAACCAAGCGGCAGCGACCTCGGTGTTTGAGTTGCCCCTGAACTTCGCCATTGAAGCCAACTACCTGTTGTATGTGACCTTCGGAACCTCGACGGGTTCTGCCGGTACGGGCTACAGCGTGGTTGCCATTGCGGGAGACTACTGATGTTTACATGGTTCAGGATTGAATTTGTGGATGGCTCTTTTGGCTTTCAAAAGATGTCCGATGAGATGATGTGCGTTGGTGTGTTCCGTGATGACGGCACTCTGGTTAGCCCTGAGGAGAAGGTCGAGTACACCTGTATCGACGCGAATGCCCCCGCTCCTGCTTGGGCCTAAACCATGCTTGATGTCTTCAACCTCCCCAGTAAAACAAATGCCAATGTGCAGATGTTTTACAGAGACTCCACTTGGGTGAAACCTCGTGGATGCAGTCAGGTCTATATGCTCCTGATTGGCGGGGGCGGAAACGGAAATGCCGGAAACCAAGGGGGCGGCTCTGGGGCAGTAACGACTTGGTGGGGCGCGGCGCAACATGTGCCTGACAGTCTGGTCGTGTCGGTTTCCACAGGAAACGCATCCAACACCACAGTTAATTACCGTGGCACTGGCGGACTTGTAGCCATACTTACCGCAAACGGTGCGTCTACAGTTACTGGCGGTACGGCATCATCAAATAATTTCTTTGGTGCAGCCGGGCTCTTTTCATCTGTTGCAGGACAAAACGGCAGCAGCAATAATGTGACGGCGTCAACATTCACATTTTTAAGTGGCGGCGCGGATACCACCGGAGATACGGTAACCGCTAATTACGGATATATAACAGCCTCGGGGGGCAATGGCAACTTCTTTATGCAACCAATAATGGTCGGTCTTGGAGGAAGCGCGGCGGGTAATGGAGGCTTAGGGTGCGGCGGCGGGCGTACTGGTACGGGTGGCCCCGGTCTTGTAGTTATTGCATCTTGGTAAAGGTGGAGTATGAGTTACCCAATTAATTACCCCACCCCCCAAGGCGCAAATGTGCAAATGTTTTACGCCAATGCCACAACTTCTGCCACACAAAAAGAAACTTGGACTAAACCTCAAGGCGCTTCTTTTGTCTTTTTCTCACTGGTAGGCGCAGGGGGTTCTGGGGGTGATGCAACGAGTGATGGAACAGCGGGCGCAGCAGGCGGAGGTGGTGGTAGTGGGTCGGTGCTGAATTGTCTGGTGCCTGCGTTTTTTATTCCTGATCAATTGCAGGTGGCTGTGGGGGGTCGCAGGCAGGGGACTAACGGGGCTAGTACTGAAGTCATTTATCAACAGAAAGACGGGACAGGTTACACCTTGCTCTCGGCAGGTGGTGGAATTGTGGGGGATACCGCCACTGTTGTTACCCCCGGAGTTAGTGTTGATGCTGTAGGCGGCGCGGGCGGTACGGTGGGTGCTGCGTTTCGAGCCTTGGGGCTCTCAAACGGAACTACAGGGCAAGCCGGAGCGACAGGGAATACTGCACAGACTTTACCAACAGACATATTTGTGATTGGAGGCAATGGGGGGTCTGGTGCCATAGTTACGGGGCACTATGGGTATCCTGCCGGATCAAATGGTCAAGGGTACGACATTATTAGCCCAATAATTAACAGTAGAACGAACAGATCACTTAGCGGTGCCTCTACTGTAAGCAATGCGTTGGCACAGTATGCAGGGTTTGGATGTGGTGGAAATGGTGCCTTTACATCTTCCGCCACAACAAGGTACGGTTTACCGGGTGGCCCCGGTCTTGCGGTAATCATTTCTTGGTAACGCCATGCTTGACCTATTCAATACCCCGACCCCACAAAACGCCAACTACCAAGAATTTTTTGGCAGCGGTGTTTTGCTAACCCCGACCGTATTTAATTGGGTCAAGCCCCGTGGGGCAAGCATGGTCAGGATCATGCTGATTGGCGCGGGTGCGGGCGGGAGAAACGGAGGCGTATCGGCGGGTGGGGCGGGTGGTGGATCAGGCGCAGTCACGCAATGGCTTGGCCCTGCCATGTTCATTCCTGATGTCCTGCGAATTACCGTGGGTGCAGGTGGCGCTGCCGCCGCTGCGGGTGGGAACACCACTGTCATTTATCAACAGAAGGATGGAACGGGCTACACCTTGCTGACCGCCAACGGGGCGGCAAGCGCTACAGCAGGTGCCGCGTCTGCTGCAACACCTTTTAGTTCTTCGGGTTTGTACAGCAGTATTGCGGGTCAGGACGGTGCCAATCAAAATATTTCGTCAACGGCTTCAGCAACCACATTCTTGTCTGGCGGTGCCGGTGGATCGGGGGTTCAAGGAACAGCAGGCCCCACAGTGGCCGTGAATTTTGGTTATCCAACATCCGTTGCTGCCACCGCCAATAGTACAAACCCCGGGCAAGATGGCTTCTTCTTTACTCAGCCTGTTCTGGTGGGTAGAGCGGGAGGCGGCGGCGCAACGACTGAGTCAGCCGGTGGGAATGGTGGTCAAGGTGGTATTGGTTGTGGCGGTGGCGGCGCTGGAGAGGACGCTCTGACCGGAGGCGGTAGGGGTGGCGATGGTGCGGCGTTCATTTGGGCTTGGTAAAAATGAATGACCTGAACCAAAAGATTGCTCTGCTGCGGGAGCAAGCCAAGGCGGAACTCAACCGCCTTGAGGCCAACAGCACCGCCAAGGATGTGGCGGGCAAAGCCATCGGCAAGCACGGACTGGCCTACATCACCGCCATCGTGGTGATCGGGGTGGGCGCTTCCATCGTCCTTGAAAACGAGAAGATCGCCGCCGTGATGGGCCTTCTCGGTGCTGCGCTGACCGCTCTGATCTCCATGCTCAACGGGATTGCCGGGGCCAGTGTGAAGGAAGAGAAGCCCGAGTTTGTGGTCATCAAGAGCCTGATCGACAAGTTGGATCGGCTCGACAAGCCCGAGCAACCCATGCGGGTGACCGTTCAAGGCGACAAGGTCACGGTAACCAAGGGTGACGACTCAGTCACCGCCAACAGGGAGTAACCATGCTTTCTCTTTTCTCAACCCTTGGCGGTCTGCTCATCAGCGGTCTGCCCAAACTCCTCGACTTCTTCCAGAACAAGGCCGACCAAGCCCATGAGTTGCGCCTGATGCAAATGCAGATGGAGCGGGAGTTGGCGCTTGCTGCCCAAGGGTTTGCGGCTCAGGAGCGTATTGAGGAGATTCGGTCTGAACAGGTGGCGATGGAGACGGACGCCCGGATGACCGAGGCGGCTCTGTCCCACGACCAGAAGGTGTTGGACAAGGCATCCAAGTGGGTGGCGTCCTATGTCGGGACTGTGCGCCCAACCGTGACCTACATCTTCGTCTTTGAGTTGGTCGCAATCAATGCCTTCATGGCGTTTTACCTGTGGAACCAACCCGGGCTGATCCAGAACATCGACGATGTCTTGAAGTATTCCTCCCTGATCTTCTCGGACGACGAGATGGCAATGCTCGGGGGAATCATCGGATTTTGGTTCGGAAGCCGCCAGTGGAGTAAGAAGTGAAACTCAGCAAGCAGGGCGAGGCTCTGATGCACAGGTGGGAGGGGTTCCGCTCCAAGCCCTACCTTTGCCCTGCTTTCATCTGGACGATTGGCTACGGTCATGTCCTGTACCAGAACCAGATCAGTCTCCCGGCAGTCCGCAAGGAAGGCTACGAGGGAATGATCCGCAAAGAAATGCCGCTCAAGCCGGAGGACAACCGTGTCTGGACGAAGACCGAGATTGACGAACTATTCCTCGCTGATGTCGCAACTTTTGAACGCGGTGTTCTTCGACTTGTTCCCGGTGTGGCTGGGCATCAAGGCCGCTTTGACGCTCTGGTATCTTTTTCCTATAACTGTGGGCTAGGCGGCTTGCAGCGCAGCCAGATCAGGATGAGGGCCAACCGGGGCGAATGGGAGAGTGCGGCGGAAGCCTTCAGGAACCATGTCACCGCAGCGGGTAAGGTGCTGCCCGGTTTGGTCAAACGCCGGGAAGCCGAGATTGCCCTTTTCTTGTCTTGACACGAGAATACGGTCATGCCGCTTCAAAAGATACTGTTCAAGCCCGGTGTAAACAGAGAAAACACCCGCTACACCACCGAGGGCGGCTGGTACGAGAGCGACAAGATCCGGTTTCGTCAGGGTAATCCCGAAACCATTGGCGGGTGGATTCCCCTTTCAATTAATACATTTAAGGGTGTTTGCCGGTCTTTGTGGAATTGGGTAACCCTTCTAGGAGCCAACCTGCTTGGTATTGGAACAAATCTCAAGTTTTATATTGAGAAGGATTTCACATACTACGACATTACCCCGATTCGGGAATCCTCAACCATCAACAACAACCCGTTTGCCTTGACCAGTTCAACGACGGTCACGGTGACGGACACCAATCACGGATGCGTGACTGGGGATTTTGTGACTTTCAGCGGGGCTGTGGACATCGGCGGTGGCGGCACAAACGTCACTGCGGCAGTTCTAAACCAAGAGTTTCAGGTCACGGTTGTAAACGCCAACACCTACACCATTCAACTGTCGGTCACCCCCAATGCCACGGCAATTGCAGGCTCTCCGGGCGGCGGGGCTGCGGTTGTGGCGGCGTATCAATTGAATGTCGGTTCTTCTGTATCAACCGCAGCAACTGGCTGGGGCATTGGGACATGGAGTAGCGGGACTTGGGGCTACACATCGTCAGCCACCCAGACCACCATCAGAATCTGGAGCCAGAACAACTACGGCGAGGATCTGATCTATGGCCCTCGCGGTGGCGGGATGTATTACTGGGATGCCACATCCGGTCTGTCTGCCCGTGGTGTAAACCTCAACACCCTTGGCGGGACGGTCACCTTTACCGTGGCTTCTCCGACCGTGGTAACGCTGACCAAGACTTTGTCCGAAGGCACGGCAGTCCAGTTTTCGGTCTCCAGTGGGGGAACTCTTCCTACTGGCATCAGCGCAGCCACGACCTACTACCTGTTTAACGTTGCCGGGTTGACCGCCAACCTTTTGGATTCTGCCGGGGCGTTGGTCAATGTGACCGGGGCCGGCAGCGGCACGTTCTCGATCTCCCTGCTTGTGGATGTCCCAACCGTCCAGAACGGGATCTTTGTCAGCGATGTAAACAGGTTTGTCTTTGCAATGGGCTGCAACGACTACGGGTCTTCAACGCTGGATCCCATGCTGATCCGGTGGTCTGGGCAGGACAATGTGCTTGTCTGGACTCCTGATGCCACGAATCAGGCGGGCGATGTCAGGCTGTCCCACGGCTCAGAGATCGTCACATCGGTGCAGACCCGGCAGGAAATCTTGGTGTTTACCGATTCCGCCGTTTACGGTCTCCAGTATGTGACGCCTCCTCTGGTGTGGTCTACAACCCTTCTGGGTGACAACGTCTCGATTGCCGGGCCAAACGCTGCGGTCATCGGATCGGGCGTCGTTTACTGGATGGGCATTGACAAGTTCTACGCCTACGATGGCCGGGTTCAGACCCTCAACTGCGACCTTCGCCGGTATGTCTTCAACGACTTTGATCTCAGCCAGAGAACTCAGGTCTACGCCGGCACGAATGAGGCGTTTAACGAGGTCTGGTGGCTCTACTGCTCAAGTGGACAGGGGGCCAATCCCCAGAACAACAGATACGTTGTTTACAACTATCTTGAAAGAATCTGGTACTACGGGACTTTCAACTCTGAGAATCCGACCGCCCCGACCAACAGGACGGCATGGCTTGATTCGGGTCTCAGGTCATACCCGGTTGCCGCGATCTACGACACGACGGCCCAGACAAGCAGGCTTCTCAACCACGAGGTTGGTTTAAACGACCGGGTAGACACCACCGACTTCCCGCTGAACTCCTACATTTCTTCGTCAGAGTTTGACATCGGGGATGGTCATAACTTTGGATTCGTGTGGCGGGTCTTGCCGGATCTGACCTTCAGCAACTCCACCTCCGCATCCCCAACGGTCAACATGACCCTGTATGGGCTGTACAACTCGGGGTCGGGTTCGATCAGCAACGCCAACCAGAACGTGATCAAGGGCAGTACCTACGTCATCACGGAGGAGTTCACGGGGCAGATCTACACCCGGGTGCGCGGACGGCAGATGATCTTCAAGATCGACTCCAACCAACTCAACACGACATGGCAGTTGGGCGCTCCCAGAATTGACATCAAGCCGGATGGCCGCCGATGAGCCTGATTGTCACCACAGACTATGAACTGGACAGGATTGCGGCCCCCAATCTTCCTTTGGCCCCGCCCCAGTGGAACGCCCAGTATCAGGATCAGTACAGCAATGTGCTGCGCCTGTACTTCAACCGGATAGACGCTTTTCTGGCAAAACTCATGGCAACAACTTCCACACTCCCGATCAGCGGTACGGTGTCGTTGCCGCCCACCTACCTTGATGCCTTCGGGCGTCAGCGGGTCAGCCAACCCTACACGCTGTTTGACAGCCAGAACCGCTACGCCGCAGACAATCAATTTGATGTTTCAACGACCGGAACGGGCACGACATCGTTCCTGTCCAACGAGGCTGCGGTCAAGATGGAGGTCACCGGGGCCGGGGTCGGATCGGTGCTTCGGCAGTCCTACCGCTCATTCCCGTATCAGCCGGGTAAGGGTTTGCTTGTCCTTGCCACCTTTGTGATGGACAGCAGCCAGAGCCTGAACCTGACCCAAAGGGTGGGCTACTACAACGACCAGAACGGCGTGTTCTTCCAGCGGGTGGACGGCACCTACTCCTTTGTCCTGCGCTCCTATGTGACCGGCTCCGTGTCCGACGCCCGGACGGTTAATCAATCCAGTTGGAACGGCGACAAGTTGGACGGCACCGGGGCATCAGGGTATACCCTTGACCCATCCAAGGCCCAGATTCTGTGGATGGACTTTGAGTGGTTGGGGGTTGGATCAGTCCGGTGCGGCTTCATCATCAATGGTGAGTACATCGTCTGCCACACCTTCAACAATGCCAACGAGATCACGAACGTCTACATGACCACCGCGATCCTGCCGGTGCGGTACGAGATCAGCACATCGTCGGCGTTGGCGGCCTCCATGAAGGCAATCTGCTGTTCGGTGGTGTCCGAGGGCGGGTTTGAGCAGACATCAATTGACCATGTGGCGCGTCGCACCACAGTCTTGGGAACCATCGGGACGACCTTCCTTCCCTTGGTGTCCATCCGTCTGGCCTCCGGGCGAACGGGTGCGGTAGTGCTGCCAAACCGGGTTCAGGCTCTGCCGACGACCAGTCAGAACTACGAGATTGCTCTGATTAAAAACCCGACGCTGACCGGAGCGACTTGGGCAGCCACAGTGCCGTCAGACTCCAACGTCGAGTTTGATGTGGCCGCCACAGCCACAACGGGCGGGACAATTGTTCAATCCGACTATCTTGCGTCCAACACCGCCGGGGGCA